CCGTCATCTAACTCTGTCGTATGATTGATCTTATCTTCTCTGCTGACTTCCTCAACATCTTCTAAATCGTATACTGAATTATTTAATTTACCATCATCGAGTAGATCTTTAATACCGTCAAACCACAGTTGCACAGCTTCTTTTAACATGCTCTCGCTTACAAATAATTGAATAGGTTTAGGTAAAAGTCCTCTGGCCATATGTATTACATAATCAAATTTCTGCTGTCCTTGCTTGGATGCTCGGAAGGTTTTCTCTGCTTCTACAAACAGCTTGTACACATCCAGTCTGATTCCTTCAAGACCTTTCTTTGTGATATAGTCGATCAGTTTCTTAACTAAAAAAGCAATGATCAATACTGTGATCACTGCCAAAAAAAACACCTTATTCTGTTCAAATAATTCTTTCATCTTATCTCTCCTTCTTATATCCCAACTTGTTTGAGTGCAAATCCGAGCACTGCACCGATTAATGCAGTCAGGACATACATAGAAACGCTTCTCCATTTCTCTCCATCTCGGTTCTCTAACTCTTCAAGCCTTTTGCTTTGTTCTGTCTGATTAACGAGCATGTGTTCCATATTGATCGCAAGTTTTTGTACAGACAGTGTAAGATCATTGATCTGTCTTACTGTCACTTCTAATGCTGCAATTCTTTTGTTTTGTCTCTTATGCTCACGATCTACATCTTTGGCAAACTCTTCATGTTCGTGTCGTCTTAAGTATTCATCTTCCAATATGTCTCCTTCCTCAGCTACACCGTTGCTGTCATTGTTACTTGACTTTTTTCTAATTCGGAAGAAAATATGCAATAGAAGCAATCAACATCACTTTCGTTTGCTTCAAGTCCTACGCTGATCTTAACTTTTCCACCAGTCTGTACTGGGTTAGGAGACAGACTTACAGACTTAATTTCAATGATTTCTGCCATCTCATACCACCTTCACTTCTATATGCTCTATTAAGATTTCGTCCAATACTGCATATCTGATGTTTAGTACATAGGTACCACGTTTTTGAGGAGAAATCAGTGCTTCTATATCATGTTCTTTAATATTACAAACTCCAGTGCTTTCTTCAGCTTTGTCTTTCATGCGTATTAGCGAGTACTCCGCACTTTCGATTGTAAATTTCTCTTGCTTAATAGAATGTATAGTAATTACTGCTGTTCTGGATTCTCCCGGATGCATTATGATCACTTTCTTTTTTTGCATGTTCTCCTCCTCTTTTATTTCTTCTTATTTTTCGTTGTGCAAGGTTGCATACAAATCAAAAGGCTTCAGTGAAACTCTTAATGCTTTAAGATCTACTGTAAGTATGTATGTAGAATAGCTACTTACATTCCCTGCCTCATCATATGCAGTTAATCCGATTACATACCTTCCGTTTAATGTAGCTGGTATAACGGACTCCCATAAATCTAAAGAGTCAGCGGATCTAGTTAAGATCACTGACTCTCCGTTTACGTTTCCCTCTAGTCGAACTACCATAACAACTAACCTAGTCCGTTACTTCAACGGATATGATAAATGTCTTTCCTGCATCGACTGGGTTCGGTGTTAAAGTAACACTCTTGATCACAGGTGCCGCTGTATCTAACGTAACGGTACGTGTTACTGTAGTTGTCTTACCAGCACCATCTTTTGCGACAACTGTAATTGTGTTTGTACCTGCTGCAAGAGTAAGAACCTTGCTGAAACCTCCATCGCTTCCAACCGTGACTGCTTCTGCTGCTCCAGAATTAAGCTTAACTGTAACTGTTACAGGGCTTGAGGTTGCATCGTTGGTTGTACCTTTTACTGTACATGCAGACTGATTTGTAACAAGTTTGTCCTTTGGGCTGGACAATGTTAATACTGGTGGAACTGTATCTAACTTAAATGACGTTGAGCTTGTAGCTGCTGCGTTGCCATCATAATCAGATGCATCCAACTTGATCGTATGGCTTCCATCTGACAACGCTGTTGTAGGTGTATATGTACACTGGTATCCGCCTGTGATCGCTGTCTTAGTGATCGCATCGCCTGTTACCTTAGTACCACTGTCAAGTGTAATACCGATTGTTGCTGGGTTAACTCCAGAATCCGCATCGGTAACTTTCCATGTGATCGTAGGTTTGCTGTTTGTAGAGAATGAACCAGCTGTTGGGCTTACAATTGCAATAACTGGAGCTACTTTCTCTTTAACTGTTAATCTAAGGGATGATCCTAAGGTAGAATCACTCGCATCCTTAGATGTTGAGTTTCCAGCATCATCCGTTGCTGTTACTTTTACTGGATAGTAATGTCCACTCTGGTTATAACTGGATTTTGACGGAGCTGTTACTGTAGCCTCGTATTTTCCTGTTGAGCTGTTAAGTGTAAGTGTATATGTCTGTCCGTTAATGACGGTTTGTACTGTTTTTACTGCCATATCTTTTTCTCCTTTTTCTCTGTTTTTACTCAACAACACAACTAAATTCTGATACAAAAAGCATAATACAGTTTTTAGGCAATATGACCACACCTAATAACTCAGAAGGTATCATTCATGCCAATTGGCCCGATAACATGGTGCCAGTAGCTATAAGAGTGAAAAAGTATGATCAATGGCGTTATAACGTATTAGGCATGGCATTGTATGGAAAAGAATTATATTTGATAGAAATCCCTTCTGCATATCAAGGATGTCCTTGTGAAGTTATATGCTATAAGTCAAATTAAAATATTTTAATTCCATAGGAAGTTTTCTTTGATCCATACAAGATCACAGCCAATTTTTTTGTTTTGTGGATAACTATTATTTGTCCATAACACATAACAATTCTCATTGTTAACTTCCTGAGATATTGCTTCAACACGTATATAACCAGTATCATATACATGCAATATCGCAGAACTCAAGCGATAACCTTGTTTACGATCAACATAAAAATAGTTGTTTCCAGTACCATTCAATTCGGCATATTGAGTTACAAGTGCATCTTTTAAGTCAGAATTTAGCTGCGTAATAGCATCCTGTGCATTCGTCATGTCAGTCTGATTTGCTGGCGTAAATCCAAGGGCTGTCGTTACATTACCTTTGGTTAATTCTCCACGGATTGTAGCACTGCTTTTATTCTCCACATTGCCTAATCCAACTTGGCTTTTGG